AGATTGTTCAATTTAACGCGTTCAGGACTTGTGGATAATGAACAATTCATACATAACAATTTAGTTTTTGGTGCCATGTTGACTTTTCTTTCGTTTACCCATGTAGAAATTGCATTCAAATGACGATTTTTATTAAGTCCAATCGGAATACTAGATATTTTTTCGTGCTCAAACGGTTTGTTCCAAGTGTATATTTTATAAAGTTTAATGTCATTCAACCATTCTTCTTTCAAATGTACTTCATCTGTTTCAATGAGTATTATCACAACACGTTCAGTATAGGTGAATTTGTCTAATAGGTTTTCAAAAAACTGCGAGATAACTTGTTTATATCCTGTTAAACAAACATATTGAGTTTTTTTCTTCAAAGAAAAGTCGAATTCATTAACATTTATTTTTCGACGCGAAATCATAAGACCATCTTGCATGTCTACCCAATCTACGAGATTGTCTTCACAAAGTAACATAAAATAAATATATTTCGCATATTCTATTTAAATAAATTCATAAATCAAATATAAGAAATCCTATATGCGAAACATATTTGATTTAAACAGTTGAAAACTCTTTATATAACTATACAAATGGTAACTTTTTTGGAAATATCTCCATCTACACAACCAGCAGAAAAAAAATGCAATGACAAGATTTATGTTTTCGGTCAATTTTTTATTCATTGTGACAGTGTTCGTCAGAATGAAATCAAATACTGTTTACAACAAAATGTAGAAAATAGTTGTATTGATCAAATAATTCTTTTAAATGAAAGAATATATTCCAATGACGAACTGGGAATCACTAGTCCTAAAATAAAACAAATTAACATAGGAAAACGACTGAAGTTCTCGGATGTATTTGATTATGTAATAAAAGAGAAAATTAACGGGTATATTTGTATAATAAATATTGACATATTTTTGACCCCGAATTTAGATCGATTAAAAACGAGCGATATCCACGAAAAGAAAAAGGCTTTTGCGTTGCTGAGGTACGAATATCGGGGTCAAACAGATTTGACCAAAGTACCGCTATTTGGTGCAACAGCAAATTTGAACACACCGAACTATGACTTTACATTGATTGAAAGTGCTCGTGCTGATAGTTGGGATACTTGGATTATTCACACCAATTTTTTGATAACTACAAACGAAAACAAGGCATTTAATTTTCAATTGGGACAGTTAGGATGTGATAATAAAATAATTTATTTATTGAAAATTCTTGGCTATGAAATATACAACGATCCTATATGGATACCAACGTACCACTATCAAAGTAGCCAGCAACGCAATTATACAATTAAAGACCGCATAAACCCTCCATATGGTTTGTACATTCCAGCGCGAACGAACGTACGTAAAACTCCGTCGTCGCTTGGTGTAAACATTTCAGATGTAATTGAAATGACAAACGAGTTAAGTTATTTACATTTTTCGAACGACAACGTTCGATTAAAAGAATATATACAAAACAAAATAACCAATAATAAAAAATTTATTATTCCAAGAATAGCAGGAGAAGAAAACAACTTTGCGTTTATTGTTGAAATGATAAATCAACGGAAAATTCCACTTAATGAACAAACACAACAATATTTGAGAATAAATGTCATGAAAAACAATGCGGGAATAAAAATATCAAATTTTGACTCTGCAATAAAATATAGCAAATGTTATTTAAAGTCCTTTGAAAATTCTGATATGTATGCTGTTTGGCCACCCTGGAGTGCGGTATACAAGCCTATTAAACAATCTCACGACTACATTACTTCAAAATATAAGGTCGGTGAACATCAAGGTAAAATATGGGCTAATGTTTTTGAAATATATCATTATCTGTACAATCCTTGGACATGGGTATTGCGTGGTAAGCGATTGCTCATAATAAGTCCGTTCGAGGAGAGTATGAAAAAAAAACTGGATGTTCGCAAAGAAATATATGGCGTAGATCTATTCCCAGAATGTGAATTCGTATTTATTAGGCCTCCACAAACACAAGGTGATCAAGAGAGTCGTGAGTTTGATGTGGAATTGAATGCCTTCTTTTCACAATTGGAGAAATTAAAGGATGATTTCGACATAGCACTATGTAGTTGCGGTGGTTATGGAAACATGGTATGTGATTACATATATGATAAAATTAATAAATCTGCCATATATGTTGGAGGGGCTTTGCAAATGTATTTTGGTATTTACGGAACTCGGTGGATTAAAGATAGACCAGACATATTGCGTATATATTTGAATAAACATTGGACACGTCCCAATGATAACGAAAAACCTAAAAACTTCCAGAATGTAGAAGGCAGTTGTTATTGGTAAATAAATATTTTATATAAATATGAAAATCTATTAGAAAATTTTAGAGATAAATGGGGTTCATATTAGATAAATATTTAAAGGCCAACCAAACGATAGTTTAAAAAATTTTAGAAACACGTTTGTAGATTTTAGAGAATCAAAAATTAAAGATTTAGATTTTCATAGAGCAAATAAGTTATTTTCTATACATAGTTATCCAATGATTCTTATTTTTGAAAACTTTAAATGTTAATTTTTAACAATTTTTATTATATTATATATGGGGAACCAAGGTTTCCCACCTCCTTTAAATGGTGGGTTGAGGTGCTAGAGGGGCTGGTGCGCCCCTGAAATATTCCAATAGCTAATCAATAGTAATATCAAATACACCAGATTCCAATGATTCATGTGTTGTACCATGCAAATTAATTAGTGTTACATCTGTTATCAAGTCTTTATTTTTACAGTGTACTTTGCATTCCTTAAAACTTTTACACTTGAAGTATAAATCAATGACATTTACAAAATTCATGGTTTTAATGTGAATGAAAATATTATCCAATATATTTATATCTCTGATGAAAGAGTTGTAAATTTCACATTTCCTTAACCAAGGTTTGAATTCATCCCAGTAGTGTATAACATGAATTTCATGTTCCTCTGGTATACCGTGAGATATAGTTACACCAGAATCGAGACATTTCTTATAACCAGCACAACTATTCCATCCATAATCCATGACAGGATGGGTATAATCATAATTAATCGTTTTAAAATAATTATATATCAACATCTGATCGGTTCCTGGGCATATATGTTGTCGTGGTGTGTTTAAAATTTTTTCAAAATTTAGAAAATCTGGTTTAGACACAATAAGAAATCCAGTGTTAATAAATTTAAAAGGGAATTTATCAGTATGTCGCGGAATTGTTTGATGATTTACACCGATAACTGGTTGTTTCTTACAATAAACTTCTATCCATTTATCAAGTGATGTTGTTAAAAAAAACGCGTCAGCATCAATGTATATATAAGGTTCTTTTTCATTACATAAATTGTAAAATTTAAACCCGACATTATGATGCCATCTAGGTTCAGGGGGGTTTATCAATTTGTATTCTTGACAAATTTTAATTTTGACATATTTGTAATTTAGGGCCTTTACGTAGTCTTCGAGAGATTCATTAAGTTTTTTGGTCAAAATTACAATATCTTTGATACACTTACTACGTAATTTACATAATAGAGCTCGCGTCAACCAAACTTTGAACATTTCGTTATATCTTGTATTGTCAGGGTAATTAAAGACAGTAATAATATTCATACAATCATATACTATATCATATTCTATATTTAAATCACAATATTTTTTGCATATTGCCTCTTGTGAAATAATGTTCTCATACAAACTTTCGTTGTTTTTCAATAAAATCATTTTTTTAACGGTGTTCTCGCCTAGAGTAATCATCCGGTTTTTATTTAAAAATTCACAAACATCGGGTGCACCGTCGTAAATTGGGATTGTTTGTGCCATAAGCGCATTGAAAATTTTTTCTGTTATATATCCATTCGAATGGCTATTTTCAAATGATACTATAAATTTGTATTGACTATACACATTTATTAGTTCCTCACTATGATAACATGAAACATCTTTCAATTCGCGATGTTCATCTATGAAATGTACATCCCCTAGACTTTGCAATGCTTGAAATAGTCTTCGCTTATTTTCATTTGCTGGATTTCTACTAGTAAATAAGATGAATCGTTTCTGTGAAAATGGAACTTGACATTTTTTTTTCCAATATTCCTTTACTTGTTCATAATATTGTATTCTACAAAAAATTGCCGGAATAATTTTGCATTGTTGTGTGTATTCAATTGTACTATGGTTGTTGCTGATAAAAATATTAGCCTTTTTGGAGCCGTATGGGCCGAATTTATTGTAATGTTTGTAGTGTCCTCTTCTTGGTCCCCAGTGCTGGAAATTTTCAATGCTAAAAAAAACATTCAACTCATTTTCACGCAATAGGTTTTCGTCTTCTAGTTGAACACTATAAAAACAAATGTCGGCTGACTCTTTTTCATCTACAACAACATACGAAACATCTACGTTGTTTGGTAAGAACATTTCTATGAACTGATGCTGTGGTTGTTGGCAATATTTAGTTATTTTGTCTTCTGGTTCGACGAGTGTCCCAGATGATTTGATAAAACGAATTTTTTTTATCATTACATTGTAAGATTTTTTATTTTTAAATATTAAAGTATATTATTCAAAGCCTCGTGTTCTTATTTAGGTTAGAGTATATAGTATACCTTTTACCATGAGTAGTGAAATTATTACTTACAATATATAATATATATTAAAAACCGTACTCTAAATATATATTATAGAATGGTTGGTGACAAAACTCAATTAATGAAACAATATTTCGATGAAAGCAAAAATATAAATGACGAATACGGTGAAAACAGCGTTGTTTTTATGCAAGTTGGTTCGTTTTACGAGATTTATGGCGAAAGAGAAAACTGTACCACAAAGCTACATGAAATAGCAAAATTATGTGATTTAAAAATCGCAAACAAAACCGACAAATACTGGATGTGTGGGATTCCTCTCTATGTACTTGATAAATTTATTAATAAACTACAAGACGCGCACTACACTATCGCCGTATATGTACAAGATGGTGATAAAATGAAGCGGATATTATCGAATATATACTCGCCTGGAACTCGTTTTCCTCTTGAACAATCTGACGTAATAACCAATTGTATAGCGTGTGTGTGGGTACTTGCAACGAAAGAAAACTACATCATCGGTATGTCTAACGTTGATGTAATCACTGGACAAAGTGTATTGTACGAATACGCGGAAAACAAAATATCACCTACATACGATGAACTCGAACGATTCGTATCCATACACAACCCCAACGAAATCATCTTCATTCATTCCGAAAGTACAACTTTTGTAAACAACTTGGTAAAGTTTTCCAACTCAATGAATCGCACAAAGTTTCTCATTGACCTCAACGATTCAGAGAACACCCACAGCAAGCGCGCGAACAATTGTGAAAAGCAAGTGTATCAATACGAAGTATTTAAAAAATATTTCAAAAACATACAATCATTATCTTTCAATTACACAATTGCGATTTCGTCAATGACTTTTCTCCTAGACTGGATTTGGAGTCATAATCCGAACTTGGTATCTAATATACAACCGCCACTATTCGAAAATTACTCCGAAAATATGATATTGGCGAATCATTCTCTACAACAATTGAACATCATTAACGATTCAAATGCGAACAACTCAACCCATTCTTGTATTACTAACATGATTAACAAATGTGAAACTTCTATGGGCAAACGCCTTACATACAGTAACATCGTGCATCCTCGGGTATGCGGTAACTCGCTTTCACAAACATACGACATAATAGAATACATAATGGAATCACGTGATCTGGTTCAAAACACACGCAAAGATATGCGAAATGTTAAAGACTTAGAACGATTTATACGAAAGATTGCTTTGTCTTCGATTACACCGTTGGATATATACTACCTACACGAAGACCTTAATACCCTATTGTTATTGTACGAAACGGTAAACGATGACAGTATGTTGAAGGAATATTTTGATAAGGTGGACAGCGTTGATATGAAACCAATAGAGGCGAATATATTAGAGTTGTTGGAAAGGATCGAAGAAGTCTTTGATATAGCGTTATGCTTTGAAGAGAATTCGCTTGAGAGCGCCGATAAAAATTTAATAAAAAAGGGTTATTCCGAGTCCCACGACGATACGGTTATTGCATTTGAGAATACAGAAACAGATTTGCATTTGGTAAAAAATACATTGAGCGATTTGATAAAAAACATTACATTAAGAAACAGCAAAACAACTAAGAAAAACGATG